AACGCCGCCATGTTTGCACATGACGGCGTTTTGAATTGGCGGAGTGGACGGGACTCGAACCCGCGACCCCCGGCGTGACAGGCCTATATGATTTTGGCTTAACCACGGGGGAATATGCTGTTTTTTCGTTCCAAAATCCTGCGACAAGCACCCCGTAACCATGCGGGTTTGCAGAATCGAATTCCAAAGATTTTGCGCCCTTACTGCCCCTGCAAAGTCGCCCAGAATCGCTGCCAGCCGATCAGGTCGGCACGCCAGGAGCGGCAGAGTTCGTAGTTCTCGGCGACGGTTTCGAGGGCGTCAGCGTCCGTAACGGGGGCGGCGGTAGTAGCAGCGATGGATCCGGCTGCGGGGTCTCCGGTCGCGGCGGCGTCGTGGAGCACGCGCCAAGCGCCATCGAGAGTGCAGCGGCGATCAGCAGGGACGACAGTTTCATAGCGCACGACCTCCTTCGTGATGATGCGGTCCTTGGGCTTCTGGGCAGCTCTGGCGGCGGCCAGGTCGGCATTCAAGGTATCGACCTTGCCCCGGAGTTCCTTGGCGTCCTGCAGGGCTGTTTCCAGCGCTTCTAGGCGGCCGGCGTCGGTCTTCCAGTCATGCACCTGCCAGCCGATCCCGATGCCGCTCAGAAGCGCGGCAGCCAGCAGCCAGCCGGTCGAGGGCATGGGGATGCTTGGGAGCTTCATGCCGGATACACCGAGGCCGGCAGTTGAAAATGCGGGCCGTCCTTGAGATAGCTTGCAGCCTTTTCTAGCAGGCACACGCTATCCCTAAACATACCGAGCCCAGAATTGCACTTGCTGCAAAGAATCCCTCTTATCTCACCAGTTGCGTGGTCATGATCGATACAAAGGCGCTCAATGGAGCCGCATATCATGCAACTCTCGATGCAGATGTCCTCTTTTGCTGCCCCATAAACGGAGCGCTCCCAGTTCTTCCGAACCGTGGCCGGGTCACTCTTCCGGCGTTCTCGCATATAGGCCCGATGACGCTCGCGCTCTTTCTGCCTGTCTCGCTTTGAGTATCGGCATGTCTTGCAAGTCTTTCGCGGGTTCGGACGGTTCTTTTGTTTTTCAAAGCAATCGTTGTGCTTTTCGATCCCGCATGTGGCGCATATTTGGCTCATGGGTAATCTGCCAATGGCAATTGAAAATGAGGCCCGTCGCGAAAAGTTCGCCAATCGCCGCCCCACTCGATAGGCACACCCTCGATCTTGGCCGCCTCCTTCATGACGGCGGCCAACTGCCCATAGAGCGGCCAGTCCCAGCGTACCTCATCACCAACCATGGCGGCCAGGTCGATGGCGTGCCCGGTAATATGCCGGCTCTTCATGGTCTTGGATGCACCGGCGGCGACCAGTGACCTCTGACGATCCAGGGTGCGCAGGCCCTCAGTGATGATGAACTGGTGCCCGGTGATCTCAGCGGCCCGATAGACGACGCGCTGTAAGTCCGGATGTACGCCCTTGAGGCGATCGACAGAGCGCTGGTTGAGCTTCATGTCACTGCACCTTGCTTTCGACCTTACGCTGCAGGGCCTTCTCGATCATGAAGATAGCCCGGCTACCCATGTGGCCAGAGACAGCAATCAGCACAGCAGAGACTAGCTTGTCCATGTCAGCGGCCTCGGTCAGCCAGAAAGTCAGCAGACCGGCAAACGCTGAAGTCACGATCTCGCCGATGAACTCGGTCAGGTTGAACGCCCTGACGGCACCCTCGCGCATCTTGCGAGAAAAATTGACCACACCGCCGAAAGCGGCCAAGCCCATTACCCAGGCATAGGTTAGGAACTCGTAATCGAAGGGAGTGCGGTGCTTGGTGTCAGCCCCATAGACGAGGCAGGAAATCGCAGCCAGGGCGACTAGAACAGTCAGGCGAATGGGTTTCATAGTGTCACCGCATGGGAAAATAATTCATCCAGCTCCTCAGGCGTGCCGCCGAGTTGCTGCCACATAAATTGCAGGGTCGGATTGCTGCGCTCCCAGGTGTCGGCCTCATACTCGATCTGAGCGGCCATCCGAGCGGTGGGGTCTGCGATAGAGGCAATCAAGGATTCGACATCACCCAACTTACCGGCAGAGAGCAGTGCAAGGCGACCTTGGCGGCGAGTGCAGCGGGAAGGCGGTGCAGGCGGCACAGGTTCAGGCTCGGGTTGCGGGACGGGCGCGGAGGCTTCCCACGCGGCGATGTACGGGGCCATGTCAGCCAGCGTCACCGACTGCGGTTCGCCGCGCTTCATTTCGGCTACACCGGATTCGCCCTCGAACTGGATGGCATGGACACCAGCCGGAGACTCAAAGACGCACTCGCGGGGTACGCCATCAACTATGACCAGACGGTCAGCGGGGATTACAGTAATTCGCATGGCGTCCTCTTAGAGTTTGATGATGTAGTTGCAGACGATGGACGGCTGCGTGTTTTGGTGAGCTGCACCTCCACCTTGGGATGCGACATTGATTGAATAAGACGAAAAGCCCGGATTGCCGGTGCTGCCGGGTGGCCCTATACCAGACTCACCCGAAGCAAACTGTCCGTAACTACCAGGATGGTTGTGGCTAGGCATTTCAGTAATACTGAGCGTGTGCGTTTGCGTACCACCAGCAGCACCAAGCACCTTGCCGTCTATGCCAGCACCAGCAGTGGTCATGCGGCTGGCAACAGTACCGCCCATGTCGTCCTTACCCACGGACACACGGCCCCGCTTGTCGATCAGCGCAATGGTCTTGTTCGCAGCCCAGTCAGCCGCAGCCGATGCGCCACGCCCACCGCTTACAGCGAGGATCGTGTTCGGGTAGGCGTTCCACAGCGCGATGAACAGGGCTTCGCAGTCAGCGTTTGCGCGTTCGGTTGCACCACTCGCGGCGTTACCGATGGTGCGGCCACTTGCGAACACCCAGCCAGCAGGCGCAGCAGGTAGCCACCAGTCCATGCCCATGCCGGTGAGGAAGGACGATGGTATTTCAGGCGCAGGTATGGCGGCTATGGCGGCTTCAAGTTGCTGCAGTGGGACTGCGTGTAACGGGTCAATTGCGTCACCGGATAGGGTGAGCGCGCCGGTCATCGCAACCGAACCGTCGGACTTGAAGTCGCCGGCACCGAGCGTGGCGCGCGCTGCTTCGGCATCCTCATCGTCGATCAATGTCGCGATAAACGGCGTCACAAGCGACAAATTGAGATCTGTTGGCGTAAGCGTGATTACGTTGCCTAAGCTGTCGAAGGTCAGCACTTTCCCTGCGCGCGCACCCTCCGCCGGAAGTTCGACATTGGTGCCGATGACATCAGTGATGGGAATAAACAGGCCGCGACCGAAACGTTCGTCGAGCTGCTGAATCATGATGACGATCTGATCGAAGTCAGCATCGACGGTTTCTTCCTTGAAGCTACCGTTGCGGACATAGTCGTAGCGGATGCGTGCATAGACCGCATTGCTGAAAATTACGATCTTCGCGCCGTTGGCCGGGACAAAGGTGAACTGGATAGTGCCGCCGTTGCTGCCGACACCGGTCACCGCATAGTCGGTATTCAGCACCATGACGACATCGTCGATGGTGACGCTGATGTCCGCCTGATTGAGGATTCGGAACCCGTAGGCCCAAGAAGAGGTGACACCGTTCCCGGTGTGGCGATTGACGCGCGGCTGCGCTGGTACTGGCATGATGACCTCGCGCGGGAGGGATTAATATGCGCGTGAGGTTAGGCCGTTGCCTTGGCAATTTTCTGCCTTTTACCCGTAGTCGACTTCGACCTCATACACGCCAGACTGCGGGCGCCAGTCGGGGTTGTTCGCCTGCTTGCCTGCTCTCGGGATACGCACGCGGACACGCTCTGGCATGTCGGCGACCGCGGCGGCGGTAACGTCAGCGAAATCGTCCTCCTGGTCCCGCACTGCCGGGTTCCAGTCCTTGAGTTGGTTCCACAGAGGGCCGTCGAGCACGGACGAATGCGCCCACAGCATGCCGGCCGATAGGGGAGGTTCCAGAGCGTCGAGAATGCGCTGATTCTTGTTGGCGACACTGGGCGCGGTCTGTACCCCGCAAGTCAGTTTGCGCTGCTTCAAAGCCTGTTGCAGATAGACCGGCGCATATTGACCGATGCCGTTGGACTCGATGACGATGCGCGGAATGTTGAACTGCTCGACCAGATCGCATATCTGCCACACCTGGCCGCCAGTGATGGTCTTGGCGTCGTCGGCAAACTCGGCAATCTCGCCTTCGAGCTGCACGACCCGGTGCGCATAGCGGCGCCCGTGCTCGTCCATCAGGACAATGGCAAAGGCGGACGCATCGCTTTTCAGCTTGCCAGATGCCGGGTCCCAGCGCGCCGACATACCGGCGATGCGTACATTCCCGAGCCGCATGCTGGCCGCGTCGTTGGCATAGTGGATGTCCGGCTCGACGTCGTACTCGATCAGCTTGGCAGGGTCGAGGCGCACTTCATGCACCGGCTTGCTGTGCAGCTGATACTGGCTGTCCCAGTAGTTCTTCGTCTTGGTCTTGCGGCGGCGTTTCTGAAGGTCATCCCGGGTAAAGCGTTCAGGCCAGCGGCAGCCGGCATAGCAGTCGATCAGGCCACCCGGCGCTGTGGCGAATATCAGGCGCTTGCCCTGGAGCTGGTAGTCCTTGCCATCGACCATAAGGCGCGAATTCTTGCCGATGCCGAAGAAGACATACTCCGGCACGAATGGCAGGTCGTAGGCCGCCTTCTTGGCGTCCTCGATCCGGTGCTCCTGGGCAAACAGGGCGATGGTCAGGCAGTCGGCGCCGAGGGCTTCCATCTTGTCATAAAGGCTGTCGTGAGTATGGGGCGTGCCGACGAACAACTGACGGCCGCCGGGCACAAGGATGAAGGTCTGCTCACTGAGGCGATACTCCAGCTTCTCCCGGGCTTCCGGCGTCTGGATGTTACGCGGCACCTCGACGTCATCATTCTGGCATTCGTCGGCGCGCGCGCTGGTGACGTTGGACAGAATGCCGCGCGCGTACATGCTCGCATTGCGGGGGTCGTTGGCACCATCGACCCACCATTCCTGCACGCCGCCATCGCGGAACATGCCGCGCGTGAGCGGGTGATTGCGCAGGACGTTCTGGGTATCTCGGCTGGTCTTGTAGGCCGTCGGGTCGGATTCGGACTGGTGCAGGATGCGATAGGCCGGATCGCAGTAGTAGCGCCAGGCGTTGTGCACGGCCAGCAAGGTGGACTTCGCAAAGCCGCGAAAGCACCGCATGACACCCAGGTCGCCGCGGTGCTCCAGCCAGTTGCAGGCGACGATATGCACCAGTGGGACTTCCCAGCCTCGCTGCTTTGCCCACATGAGGAAGAAGGCGACAAACGAGATCGGCTTATTTGCCACCGCCGACCGCCTTCTTCACAAATTCAGCACGCCCGGCACCCTTCTGCGCCTCATTGAGCAGCTTCTTGGCTTCCTTCTCGAAGGCCTCGATGCCCTTGTCGAGATCGACCTCGGGCTCGGTGACAGCGCCCTCCTCCGGCGTTTTACCGCCGGCAGTGGCCGCGCGCGCTGCATTGGTGAAGCTGTGGATGCGCTGCACCAGGGCGAAGGTCGCGACGGCATTCTTCTTCATCCAGTACAGATTGCCCCGAGTTTCCTTCGTCATTTCGTTGGGCTTGAGCTGGGCACCGTCCCAGTTTGCGGGGTCAGCTTCGCGCAGGCCGAGGTCGATCAGGCTTTCGGAAATCTCGGCCAGTTTGTCGAATTGGTCTTGTCTCATCAGTTGTCTCCCACTGCCGCGCTAAGGTTCGGCAGGCGCATATCCTCGAAATCAGCCCCGGGCGGCGCCCAGAACTCCTGTCCCCAATCCTTCTTGGCCAGACCACGGATGCGGCCGTTGTAGCCAGGTGAGAGGATTTCCTGCATGTCGTTGAGGACTGCCCGGTCGATGGCCGTTTTGGCGTACCAGAGATTGATGAATGGGAGGTGGCCCTTGGTGAACTTCAATAGCTCGGCGCCTGCGTAGGTATCCTCGCCGCGCAAGGCTTCGCCAAGGTTGCCGGCGGTCAGATCGATGGCGTCGGCGACGTCACCGAACACCGGGCCGGCGAGGTTTGCCCAGTTGGGCCTGCCGCTGCGGTCGTTGCCGCCCATGCTGGTGTAGAGAATGTCGCCCATGATGCCGAGACCGCCGCCCTGCATCATGGCTGCCCCCCAGAATTTTGCTGTCGTCATATCCCTCGGGTCTTTGCCGGCAGCCAGATCCTTCATCTGCATAGCCAGCGCCCCAAAGACCGTCAGCATGGTAGCCAGGCCAGCGCCATAGCCCAGCGCCAGCGCGCGATCCCCATCTCGCCAGGTGTCGGCTACGCGGCCCCAGTGGCGGGAAATCATGGACATGGGGAAGCCCTTGAACAGCATGGCTGAACGCAGAAGCTCGCCCTCGATCGTCCCGCGCTTCGTACCGCGCTGAACAGCTGCCCGGGTTTGCAAGTCTTGGGCAAGCGAGGCGAACTCGGATTCATCAGCAAGGAAGCCCAGCAGGCGGGAGGTTGCCCGGTCAACGTCACCACGGCTCAGGCCAGCAGCTTCGAGCTTGCCTTTATCGATTGCGCGCAGAGACTGCGGGGTCAGCATCTGGCTACCCTTCCAGTCCTCCGGCTTGGCAAGTTGCCAGACCTTGTAATCGGTCTGCGTCACGCCCTTGTTTTCGAGCTGACGAAGATCGCGTGGGTGAAGATTCGACCAGTCAGCCCGACTCATGCGGCCAAGGCCACCCATCATGCTGATGCCAAACGCGCGGCGCGTAGCATCCGTCCAAGCTTCCAGGAGCGAAGCCTTCATCGTGGCGTTTGCTAGCTTTCCAGTCCAGCCTGCCCCGACATTGGCCTCTGCCCAGCGGTTCATGTCGCTGACGATGCTGTCGGAAATCATCCCGGCGCGATTGGCGAATTCCTTGTGGTCTTTACCGAAGGACTTCACCAGTGTCTTTAGCCCTTCCCAGACAGGCAAGCGGTTGAACTTCGTGGTGGTGATATAAGTCGGCACGTCGGTCACGCTCGACAGCATCGCGCTGCCAAGTTTGCTGAACACTTCAATATTCCGGGCACCCTGGGCAATATCAGCAATGCGCGCATTCTCGGCGATGCCAGTCTTCCCGGTCATTGCATCCCACATATCGCCTGTCTTGACGAGGAAGGGGCCGATCAGATCGCTGTCACCGGTCTTCTTCGCGGTGTCCTGCAGGAATCGGAACATGCCCTCTGCGTTCGGGCCCAGCTGCTCGACCAGGGCAATGTCCTTGGCTAGCCTGCCTACATGGCCCTGCATGGCATTGAACACGCCACCGCGCGCGTAGTCGTTCATGTAGGCAAAGTAAGCGTCTGGGTCTTTGAAGTGGATAACGCGACTGTCGCTGCCCTTGTTGGCGCGCATGCCGCTGCCCATGACCTTGCCCGGCTCCATCTTGTTCAGGCCACCGGTCGCGATGGTTTCCCATGCGCCGCCAAGCAGCTCGCGCATCTGCTCGTCAGAGAACTGGCTGCCGTCCTCATTGATGTAGCGCTTGCGGTCCAGCAGCGGCAGGGTGTCATTGACCCACTTATCCTTGCCGGCAATGGCTACGCGCGCCTGGTCGTGCGGTTGCGGCAGGTAGCCATAGTCCAGCTTCCCGATATCGCCGCCTGCCCGGTTGAAGCGCTGGCGCATTTCTTCGATGGTATCGAGCCAAGCCTTGGCCGCCTTCTCAGCGCGGGCATCGCCGGTCTTCTGCCCCATCACTTCACGGACAAAACGCTGCGCGCTGCCGGCGTCCTCGACCATGCCGAGCCATTTGGTGTCGACCGCGTTGATGGTGTCGATCAAGTTACCGAAGTGCTCTTTTCTGACACCAGTTATATCGTCCTCAATGTTGTCCAGCACCCGGGCAACAGCGGCGAAAGGCTTGCGGCCAGCCCCCACCATGCGGTTGTATTGCCCCATGGTCCGGTCATGTGCCATGACCTGCAGGCCGATACGGGCCTTCTTCTTTGCGGCCTCCGCGACCAACTGCTGGGCGGACTCCTTGGCGCCAGCTTCTAGCCGCTCTGCAGCGCTCATCGAGCGCCACGCTGCCGGGTCTTGGCGGGCGATGTTCCGCATGCTGTCGCGCATACGGTCCTCGATGCCCTTGGCCTCAGCCTGGTTGATAGAGCGCCCAATGGCGCGGCTCACGGCTTCGATACACTCGGCGCGCATCAGTTGTCTCCGTGTTGCAGGAAGCAGGTAGCCGCCGCCTGGAAGGCACGGCTATCGGTTTGGGCTTGGGTGATGGTGGCGTCTGCTTGTTCGAGCAGATCCCCGGCACGAACTTCTGTGCCGTCATCGAGGCGGATGATGCGATCTGGGTTTTGGGCTACAAGCGCAGCAATGGGGTCTTGCTGGTTGAGCGATGCCGCGCCGGAATCGGCGGGTTTGGATGCGTCTGGCTGGGCGCCTAGCTGTTCTGTGCGCCCTGATTCAGCGACTTGATGAAGTCGTTGGCGAGCGCCTGACCGCGTTCCGAAAGCTTGGGAGCTTCCGGCTTCACTGCCTTGGGTGCCGCGACGGACTTGGTCACTGATTCGGCCTGCTTGGTGTTCTGCTTCAAGGGCTGCATATAGCTTCTCCTTGATTCCATTGTAATCCTGACGGGGTAGCTTATCAAGGCTGCTGATTTCGGCCTTGTTCTTGCCCTTGGAGTTGTCGATAACGATCAGTTCAACCCGGTCATCGCCTGCGTATTTCTTGGCAATCTCGCGGATAGTCTCGGCTGACCCCTGATGGGTGCGGGCGTGTTCTTTCAGCGGGACGGTACGGCCCATGCGCATGGCGCGCGGCAGGGCCCCGCCAGTCAGCGCTTCAACCGGGTCGCGGAAGGTATAGAGGATTCTGACCTGTCGACCAGTAGCCAATGCCTGTTCGATCTTCTCGACTGCCGACTTCAACGTGTTCATGTTGGTGTCGTAGATGATCTCTGACTTAGATGTCGCATCCCCCAGCAACCGAAGCCCGGTCGACTTCCCTGCCCCGGTACCGCCAGCAGTGAAAAGCACTTCGGGCACTTTCCCGTCAGGCGTCGGCTGGGCCAGCTTGTCGGCATACAGGCGCTTGACGAAGGCGCTGGACGGCTCGTGTACATCAGACGAAAGCGTACGGTCGGCACGGTAGGCGGGCGACAGTTCGCGGGCGAGGTCGGTATTCAGGATCTGGCCGCCATTGCTGTCCGGCAGCGCGTCATACTCAGCCCTGGCGCCGACGAAGTCGCTATCGATGCGGGCCTGCATTTCCCCGGCGAGGTCAGCCTCACGCACACCCAGGGCACGCAGCCGGGATTCGGCTTCGGCCATCTTCGCCTGCACTGAAACCGGATCAGCTTCGACCGAGACAACAGTCGGGTTGCCGGCTTCGACATCGCGCGCCGCTTGAACCTGCGCATCAATGGCCCGCGTCCTGGCCACCGGATCAGAAGCCGAGACCAGCGTGGCGTCGTCGGCGACATGCGCCTCATTGAGGGCGAGCGCTGCGGCATGTTGGTCTGGCGTCACCTCAACGCGAGGACGAGCACGACCAGCGACACCGCCAGCAGCAGCGCCAACAAGCGCATCGATGGCAATCGCGGTACCGTCGAGCAGCTGGTACTGGGCGGCGATCTTGTCGTAGTCAGCGTTCTCGAGGATGGCCTTGGTGCCTGCCCTGTCGGCTATTCCAATCACCGGATTCACTACGGCGCCTGCAGCAGCGGCAGCGGCCTTACCCGGAACCATTGCAGCCGGTAGCGCCATGCCTGCCGCTGTGGTGATACCGCGCACCGTGGCCGCCTTGTTGGCCGTTGTGGGATCGACGCCCTTCTCCACCAGCTCGTCGTACGCACCCATCTGCTCACCAGCGACCACCAGGGCAGGATTACCACCGCCGGCGGCAAGCGGCAGGACGATGCGGGCAAAGCCGCCGACGACCTGCGAGGCGGTACCGGCGTTTGCTGCGTCCGGTTTCCAGTAGTCGACAGCGGGCTTCGTGATCTCCTGCAGGGCGTCGAAGTAGGCAGAGCTGAGCGCATCCGGTTCCGCGCCGGCCTCCTTGAGTGCGGCCTGACCGAAGCCGGAGCGCTCAAGCACTATCGGCACTGCAGCACCCGCCATGCCGATGCCGCGCGCCGCCATCGCCCCACCCTGCATCAGGGACTTCCCGACTGTGCTGCCGAACTCGTCGAAGGCGCCGGGCTGCTTCACCGGCTGCGCAGGCAAGCCGCGCCGGGCGATGTCCATTGCGACGGTATCAGTCGCGGTCTGATAGAGCTCGTCGAACATCAGCGGACCCTCAGAACGTAAGGCGCACCGGTCGGCAGGCGAACGACATCAGAGCCCGACTGGATCATGTAGGCGCTGTCGCCGGCGGGGAGCAGTCGCGCGCCGGGTAGCTTGCTGGCAACCTCGGCGGCCCCGGTCTCGACACCGTTGACGAGCAGCTTGTCCGCCCCCATGGTGGCCGGTGTTACCGTCTTGAGATAGTCGTCGAAGCGGTTGTCGGTCCAGCCGTAGGGCTTGGCGATCTTGCTGCCGTTGTGCTCCTTGATGCCGCCGGTCACCATGCTGATGGCGTCATTGATGCTGTCGCGGCCTTCGGTGCGCAGCTGGGCATAGACCGAAAACACGGCCTTCTGCGCGGCGTCGGTGGCCTGCTGAGTCGCATACACGCCCTGCAAGCGCTCGGCGATGATCGCCTTGGTGCCGGTTTCCTTGGCGGTGTCGATCTTGACCCGGCCGTCTGCCAGCGCCTGATTCCCCTTGAGGTAGATTTCCCCGACATTGCGGCCGAGCGTACTGTCGCGCCCCGACAGGACGGCCGCAATGCCGAGATTGCCGTCCTTCTCGCCCAGTTGCTTGGAGACCGCCAGCATCTGCTGCGGCGGCAGTACCGTGGCAAGGGTTTTCAGCGCGGTCGCCTTTCGGTCGGGCGGCAGTGTCGTCAGAACCTGGCCGAGCGTTTCTGCCTCCTGGCGGGTAAACGGTGACACCTGGTGCCCTGCCCAAGTGCTGACTGCAGAGACTTGCGTCAGCCGATCGGACAGCTGTTTCGGCAGACTGTTGATGTCGGTGACGTTGAGCGGCTTGATCTCGGGGATAACGTTGCGCTCATGTGCGGCGTTCAGTGGGTCCTTCTCAATGTCGGCCAGCGTTGCGCGCAGCACGCCTTCGCGCTTCTTATAGGCCGATTCGATCTGAGGATTGCTGCGATTCTTGTTCATGCTGGATAACATGGTCTGCAGCTCAAGTGCCTGCTGCCGGACCGGCGTACTGCTGAAAGCAACGGTCTGCGGGGCCTGTTTCAGGGTTTCGGTGACGGCCGCTTCAATCTCGGGGAAGCCCTTGACCTGCGCCAGCACCTTCTGACTGTAGTCGGCGGTAGGCATGCGCCCGCTGTCCATGAACTCCGAGAAATCGGTATAGGCCGACTGGGCACGGTTGAGCGCGGCCTGCTGCTGGATGACGGCGCGATTCTCCAGGGTGGCGATCTTGGAGGTCAGGGTCGAGTCGAGTGCGGCGCGGCGCTGCGGGTCCATGTTGGCGAACTCGTCAGAGCCGATGCGCTTCTGCACTGCCCTGAGGTTTGCAATGGAGTCGCCAGCCTTGCCGACCAGCGAATAGCCCTTCGTGTAGGTGGCCTGCTCGTTGAATCCTTGCCGCGCGCGCTGAATGTCGGCAGC